CAAGTGTATATTTAACATTTTTTAGTTTGCTAATATAATAATTTGCTAATTTATTAAGCGCCTTATCTGTAAGAGTTCTCAAGTTTATCACCTCCTAATGTGATATAGCGTTATTGCTGACATTTAATGTTATACTCTTTGAAACACCGCTCTTAGAAGTTGCTGTGATAGTAGCTGAACCACTTGAACTAGCTGCAACACAAAATCCACTATGAACAGTAATAACACTTTCATTATTTGATTCCCAGCTTAAAGCTTTGTTGATACAGTTGTCATTAAACGTTGCTCTAACTACACAATTATTTTCATTAAAATCTGTTGCTTGAATTGTGAAATCACTACTATTAAGTACTACATTTTCTGTACTTAAAGGATAATATTTAACCCAATCAACATATTGAGTTATTTCAGTTGTACTACTATCAGGAGTACCACCACTAGCACCAATTGCTTGATTAAGTAAAATAAAGTGTGGTATATGGAATGCTCTATTATCAGTGGCATTTGTTCTACTTAATTCATTACCGTCAATGGAGAAAATTAAGCTACCATCTGTATTCCATTCCATCGCAAACTCATGCCAATCACCAGTAGGATAATTATTATACCATACACGACCACTTTCTTCCCTTTCATTGAAGAACGTACCACAAGTTAACTTACCATTATAAAATTCCATTACGTCGAATTCGCCACAGTAAGCCCACCATTCACCTAAAGTATCCGGGCTGGCATTTTCTTTATATCCAAATTCAAAACTATCTCCTAAAGTCCAAAATGCTCCAAATGCTCCATTTAAGTTACATGCTCTAACTCTAGCTACTATTTTACCATACATAAAAGCAAAATGACCTTTAGAGATAATTGATGCTGATGTCCAAGAACCATCACTTGCTTTTTTACCTCTTAAAGCTAAGATGCCATCATTGATTTCTGCATTAGTATTTGTATATTTCTGAGTTTCATTATTTCTAACATAACCCAATTCGTATCCCCATTTATTTGAATCTACACTACTACCGGAGAAATCATCTATTACATAAGCACCAGTAGAATCTAATAATGCACTTGGACTTGATCCACCCGATTCACCTGAACCACTATTTTCTTTTAGTATTCCGGTTACCTGTGTACCATCACTTGTACCACATATTCTAATATATGAAGCACTTGATGGGACTGTAAATGTTGTTGATAATGAACCAACTGACCAATCCGATGTATTGTTTTCTATATATCCACCTGAATCGTTACCTAGATAAGTATCGCTACTATTATAGAAACATACACAAACGTAACTTATAGGATTTAAATCAAGTGTATATTTTCCTGATGGAGTTACTGACATTTTATTCACTGTACTATAGTAAGTTTCATCTGTAGTATCTGTAATTACACCATTATTAAGTCTTTTATATTGAGTAAAAACTAATTGATTATTATCTATTAAAGTAACAGTAAATACATTACTTGTTACAGTTTCTCCACTTGAAGTAGTAACTCTTATAGCCATTTTATAAGTTCCAGCACTACCTTTGTTGTCATGCTTAAATTTATACGATGCTCCATTTGCTACAACATCAGTAGTTTTATCATAGAATACATTTCCTCCGTCCCATGATACTTCATGTTTTGCTACTGCTATGTTAGTGGTATATTCAATATAGAATTCTGTGTTAGGAGTTTGTGTTATGTTTGCTATATTACTTATAGTTAGTGTTTCGGTAGCACTTATAGATATAATTAAATCTCCAGTAACTTTAGATATGTTTATTTCATTATTATTAAAAGCAGTAGAAGTTATATCTACTCCTCCCATAGTTATGCTTATTGAAGTTATTCCATACCCACTATTGGCAGTTATAGTAGCAGAGTAACTATTCCCATAATCTATTTGTATTGCAGAGTTACTATTACTTACATTAGTTAATTTATTAGTTATACTAAATTTGATTATTGTAGCAGTTATATTCCCGTTATCATCCTCAGATAATGTATATTTTTTATTATCAAGTGTTAATATTTTCCCAGTAACCTTTCCACTTATCAAGCCTATATTAGTAGCCATTGTTTGAAACGTATCTGTATTACTTGTTGCTACCCCTTTGCCAGTAATAGCTTGAGCAATTAAAGTTTTACCATTACTGGCATATTGAAAAACCTCATTTATTGCACCTTTTAAATCTTTTGCTAATGTAGATAACGTTCCAGATCCTATTATATTTTTTATTTCTGTGTCATCATAATTATGCAGATTCTTCAATTCTTGATGCGCTTCATATATCCCATTTTCAATATTATTAATATCTTCTTGTTTCATAATATCGCCGGTTTTCCATACTTTCTTTTTATATGCCATATATTCACCTTCTTTCAGTTATAAAATTTTGCTATATCCTATCTTTAATTCGCCTATTTTAGAACTTATACTTTCTGTTTCTGTTACAATAGCATAATCAACAAAAGCATAATCAACAATATTATTTTTACTTGGATTATGTATTAATTCAAATTCCTCTTTTGACATTTTTATTATATTTTTATATAATCCACAAATAGGTAAATTGCTATATCCATCATAAGTTCTTGCTTGTATTACTTTTCCTATATTGCCATATCCGTCTGAATAAGATTTCCACCAAGTACCTACTCTAAATGTATTGCACTCTGGCAACTTAGATAATGCTATTCTCTGACTACTATTAATTACTACAGTTCCCTTTGAAGCAAAAGTAAATGAGTAATTAAGGTGAGCTGGTTTATATAGTTCAATTGCATTAATAAGGTCTGAAAAATTACTACTTTTAAATTTTGCATTTTCTAAAGTGATATTAAAAATGTAATGTGCATTATCTTCTTCAACTGTTACATTTTCAACATCAAAAAAGGAGTATGCAAGTTGCTTTACTACTTCAACAGTAGTTGTTTTGCTACCCCTCATTTTTGTTAAAATTATACTTCTTCTTTCTTCATATGTTTTTCCTATGCCTCGTGGTAAATATAGCATATTTTCCCAATAATCTAATCCCCAAGTTGCAGTTAAAACATACATTTGTCTTAATACATCTTCTATTTCTTCAACTAATATATCTCTTTCTTTTTGTTCAGCTTCTATAATAGGCCTAGTATATCCATTGTCATAAAAATAAGGTAGTTTATCGATTAAATCCAACTAAACCACCTCGCTCACCGAAATTGTAATTGTATCTATAACAGGAATATAATAATCTCCGACAGGTATATTTTCTTGTTTATTATTTATTGTATATGCTACTATATCATCTACAGCTCCCAAATCACCAACTACTGATAATGCTTTATAGTATATAATATCTTCATCTTCTAAATTATTTACATAATCTGATAAGACTGTTGATATTTGTTCCTTTGTATCATCTAATGAATAAGCACTATCTAGTTTTATTTTAATATCAAATGTTAATTTTAATAACTGCGGAGTATCAACTGTTACAGTTGCTCCTATTGGTCTTTTTTCTTCTATATATGATATAACTGTATTTACAGTTTCTTCACTGCATGGAAGATTGTCATTACCTATAATAAGCACTTTTACTGTTCCATTGCCATTCCAAAGAGGATATACTTTCACTCTTCCTACTCCATCACACTCTAACGCCCACGCTTTATAATCATTAACATTTCCTGATGTCCTTGGATTTTGAATTATATATTTAAACCTTTCCTTAAGTTCTTCATCTGTTTCAGCATCTACACCATTTTCAAATGCACTTTCATTTATTAATGAAGTAACTCCAGCGATAGGTTCTACTAATCCAAAAGTGGACCCAGCTGGTAAATTATATTTATATCCTATTTCTGTCGCTTCTACGTATAGAGTATCTTCATTTGGTAAAAGTATATCGTTTAATACTATATATTCTAATCCATTAGATGTAATTATTGTACTGTTGCCTATAAATGTATCATCTAATCCTGTTACCTTTATGGCACCAGTTGCCTTTTCTCCATCTTTTCTGTATACTCCAAATTCATTAACCCTTTTGTCTAAATAATCATCGAAGGTATCTTCTATAAATGCTAAATTAAGTATGTCACCCATGGATATATAGGCCTTTGCTAATTCTTCTGCCAATGGTGCTAATAGGTTAAATGATACTGAACCTTCTCTAGTATCTAAATTATTAGCACTTGTATTTTCCAAAATTCTTTCAATTAAGGCTTCATATGTTTGCTCGCTAAACAACAAAATTCACCTCCAATTCTTCATAAATTGTTATTGCTCTCATATCTACTTGTAATGTATCTCCATCAAAATCTACTTCAAGTTTATTTATTTCTAATATATAAGGATTTATCAATAATGCTTCTTCTATATATCTAGTAACCTCCATTTTAGTAAGTTCAGGAGTATAATTTTGCCCTAGTAATATATCTATTTCGCATCCATAGTCCCACGAATAAATTGAATAATAATATCTAAATGTTTTTATAGCATGCCATATCCATACACATATAGCTTCATTTTCCTCTACTATCTTAAATTCATTGTTAATAATAAGAGGATGTTCATTCTTGAAATCCCATGCTATTTCTCTATACAAAGGCAATGTGTCATCTTCTTCTAATTCTATGTCTGATACACTTTCAGTAATGTAGTCAATAAAGGGATAAAAACTATCATTGTATTCTTCATCCATCTATACTCACCACCTTTGATATAATATAAAAAATATCATCTTCTCTAAGCATTACAACTTTATCACCAATATTCAGCTTGTTTACATAATCTTTAGATTTATGAGAGTGTTCTCCTCCTGTATGAGTATGCGTTCCATCTCCTCCACCTTCTCCTGTTGCATGGCCTCCACCACTATGAGTATGTTCTCCTTTTGTATATGTTTGTGTTTCCTTATGTCTATCTAAGAGCCATTTATCTATCATGAGATTGTCTTTATCTAATTCTATTTCAGATGTTTTAATTATTAAATTTGGAAGAGGTGATACAACAATTCCTATATTCAATAATTTATTTTCTGTTATATTACTTTTAGAAGTTTCTTTAATTATAGATAGAAATTCATTATAAGGATTTTTTTCCATTAGATCACCACCTTATATATGTCTTCTTGCCCATATAAATTTTGTTCCTCTGTAAGATAAGTATGATTTCAAATTGACTATCATGACTTTCTTATAAGAGTATGAAGCGTGTATCATTTGCCCATTTCCTATATACATACCAACATGAGTTATTCCATTTGCTCTATCTGTTGAATAAGTATTAAAGTAAATTAAATCTCCAGCTTGTAATTGTGATGTGCTTGTTATCTTTTTACCTTGTTCGCCTTGTACATTAGAAGTTCTTTGCAATGTTATTCCTAATGCCGTTTTATACACATAGCGAGTAAATGATGAACAGTCAAATGATGTCGTAGAATTTATTGAAGCACCCCATACATAAGGTGTTCCAAGTTTAGCTTTTGCAACAGAGATTAATTTCTCCTGTTTTTTATTTAAAGGTAAATTTGAAGTAGCTGGGACTTCTTTGTATCCAGTTCCATCTCCTATTATGATATATCCATGTTTAATGCCAAAGGCTCTACATTCTTTGTCAGTTCTCATTAATATATCTATGTGATATACACCATTTTTAACTACGATTTTCCCACCTCTGTCGGTTACAGTATAAGTTTTACCATCTATAAAACTTCCCGTACCACTTGGTTGTATCTTTGTTCTGAACGGAATACTCTTAGGTGCAGCGCATGTACGTTTGCTAGGGTCTAATTTTCCACCCATGCTTTGATATATTCCACCTTCTATTCCAGGTCCTGGCCAATATGCAGTAAAAATGGCTTTTACTTTCTTGCCGTTTAATATTTTTTCTCCATCATTGTAATTATTATCATTGTATGTTGTTTCTTGTTTTTCTTCATCTTCTCCTGCTTCAACTTCGTTCATTAAGTTTTTATAATTAAGATTAAGCGCTATTTTATATTCTCCATTTTCCCAAGTATGAGAGTCTGTATCTATATAAAATAGTCCTTTTAATCCTGTTGATGAGTCTGTAACAGTCACACCATATCCAGTAATACACGTAGTATCGCCATATCCATCCAAAGATGCACTTCTTTCTCTATCGTTTAATTTTTTCTTTGCTTCTTTTCTAGCACTTTCTAAATCTATAACTGTAGTAGTTGTTGTTTGGTTATTATCAGTCACATCTGTTGATGTATTTGAATTTGATATTTTTTTACCTCCAATAGTAACTTTTGAATACCAAGCATTTGCTTTATTTCCTCTGAGTGTATTTCCTCCACCTCTCTCAAAGCAAGCGCCAAAATAATAACCAGCTTTATAAGCATCCGTTAACTTTATAAATTTGCTTACTCCTCCTACTTTGCTATTAAGCAATGATTTAGTTGTGCTATCTTCTCCATTTAATTCATCCCACATATGCTGTAATTGGAGATTTAAGTTTGTCCAGCTTACTCCTTTTTTAGTAGCTTTTCTTTTCAAGCTTGCTAATCTTACTCCTAACCATTGAAATAATCCACTTGCTCCAATACTATTAACAGAACTTGTATTGAATGAGCTTTCACATTCTGCATTAGCTACTATTGCAGCTGCAACCTGTGGAGTGCAACCTTTGCCTATACAGAAATCAAATATAGATTTTGCTATTGAATTAGTAGTATTTAATGAAAAAGAGTTGTTTTTAGTAGTTGAAGATGTAGAAGCGGAAACTGCCATTGTTGATATTTCAGATGTTGCTGATTGTGTAGTTTCTGATGTTTGGCTTTCAGCTTTTACAACTTCTTGAAATAATCCATACAAATCTATTGAATTACTATTCTTTTCTTCTCCTATTTTATTTCCTGAGTCATCTACTATAATTACTCTATTTACTACATTCTCTATACTAGATTTATAAGTTGTTGATATTATATTTTCTTTTTCTTTGAATTGAACATCTAACTTTATATCTCCTTTTAGGGCTGTGCATATCTCACCTTCCTTAGCATAGCACATATATTCTTTGCCATTACTAGCATGAGAATTTGTATAAGCACTCATTATAGTGTCATACATGCTTACTCCTATAAATACTTTGCTCCATGAAACACCATCACTTACAATGCTTCCTTTTTTAAGTCCATATTTTGAATAATCATCTAGCATTTGAGTAGTTATTTGACTAGCAGTCTTATTCTTGAAGTTGTAATTAACTTTAATATTAACTAGTTTTTGTGCATGGTCATAAGCCATGTAGCTTATAGTATCAGCAGTTTTTTCTATACTGTATATAAATCCTCTGAATAATTCTTTTTTATCCTCATAAAAAAATACCATGTAGCCTTCTTTAATGTCGACTATTGGTATTTTTTTATCGTATTTATTTGAAATTATTGAAAATTCCAGCTTTCTTGATGCTTGTTTATAATCTCCACTCCAAGTAACTTTTTCTACTAACTGTGTTATATCTGTTTTTTTATTATTTCTATCAACTATTTTTAGTGTTATCATTATATCACCAGCTTCCATCCAGCTTTAATTATTGTATTTTTAGTCAATGAAGGATATTTAGATTTATTTTTTTCTATTATTTTTTTATAGCTTGATCCTTTTCCATAATATTTCTTTGCTATATCATATAGTGTATCTCCCTTTTTTACTGTATGAATTGTTTGTTTACTTTTGGTTGAAGTTTTATTTTTATTATTGTTTTTATCTTTTGAAGATGTCCTATTTTTGTTGTCAGTTTTCTTTTTAGCTGGAGTTGTTGATGATATTTTAATTTCTCTATATTCCTTTAGATTGATAGTATAATATACATCTCCTGTGCCATCTTGTTGGGAAAAGGTAAAATCAGTTATTCTTGCTTGGAAGTTTATTTCTGTGCCAGTTACTATAAATCTCATTACTTCACCATTATTCATATAACTTCTTATTTTAGAAACACAATCCCATTGTTTTGGATAATTAGAATAATTTACAAATTTATATTTTCTTTTTGGATTTGGGAAAAATGATGATATCTCTATTGTTCTTAATCCTTTACCTCCAAATATTGCAACATCTCCTAATCCTGTTATATTGCTGTCATTTATTATTGCATAATCTTGTACATTTATAGTAGAAGGCAATATTGGAAATCTAAATATATGTTTATCATTTTTTAAATACATCTCCATAATGCAATATTACCTCCCTTACTAAGTTATTATTTTTTGTTCATTTAATTTTCTAACTAATTTTTCTGTAAATCTATCTAAATCAGCTTCTTCTCTAAAAGTCATTCCATAGAAATTATTTACTATTTGAGGAGTATTACCTTTGCCTTGTCTCCATTTATCAGCATCTCTTCTCGGTAAAATTGCTTCTCCTTGATGCAGATTTGCTAAATAATTATTATAAGGAACTCTTCGAAGTCCTGCTGCATAGTTTCCATCTTCTGCTCCAGTTAATGACTCTGTAACCTTTCTAACTGTAGCAACTATAGGATTATTTGTGATTTTATCTTTTAATCCTTGCCATGCACTTTTTATATCACTAATTACACCTGATATTTTTTCTTTTACATTATTAAAAGCATTTATAGCAGTATTTTTAATAGCATCCATTGCATTTTTTATAGCATTTTTAATAGCATTCCATTTTTCTACTACTATAGATTTAATTGTTGATATAATAGTTGATATGGCAGTTTTTATAGCATTCCATACATTCGTAACTACTGTCTTGATTGCATTTCCTACTACTGATACAACTGTTTTTATTTCATTCCATTTATTTTCAACTAACATTTTTATAATACTTACAATTGTGCCTATTACAGTTTTTATTCCATTCCATATTGCAGTTACTACTGTTTTTATTGCAGTTGATATAACAGTTACAGTTGTTTTTATCTCGTTCCATTTATTTTGAATTAATGTTTTAATAAAATTAATAATTGGTGCTAAAGCTTCTTTTAACTCATTCCATTTACTTACTACCCAATTCTTTAGTTCAGTAGCTTTTGCACAAACTGTGTCCCAGTTTTTATACAATGCAACTCCTATGGCTATAAGTGCTCCTATTACGCCTATAACTATTAGAACTGGGGCACTTAAGGCTGCAAATGCTCCTGATACAACTCCCATAACAGTACTTATGCCAGTAAATGCTAATTTTACCGTTGTTACTACAACTATTATAGTTCCGATAATTCCTATTAGAGTTGTTATAGCTGCTACTACCATTGTTATGCCTGATACTAATTGAGGATGTTCCTTTATAAATTCTTGGAACTTTTGAATTACTGGTTGTATAGCATCCGCAATTTGTTTTATAGCTGGTGCTAATGCTTCTGCAAAAGCCGATTTAATTCCATTAATTGCTGAATTTAAAGGTGCTAATGCTGAACCTAATTCTGCTTGTGCCTTTTGTGATTCCCATAAAGATTTATTATAATCAATCATGGATTTATTAGTTTTATCATACGTTTCTTTACTTTTTCCGTATGCTTGATTTAATGTATCTGTTATAAGTTTATTTTTTTCAGATACAGTTTTACATGCCTCTAATTTCTTATTAAAACTATCTTCACTTATTCCAGCCCAGTTCAAAGCATCTGCTAAGTTTCCTGTAACTTTACTAACTTGTGCTGTTTCAGTAATCGATTCGGTTAGTGATTCAATAGGGATACTATCTCCATATGCACTCCATACTGCTAGCGAAGCATTGATAGTTTTATCTAATTCACTTTGAGATAGCCCCATCTTTTGTAAATTGGAAACAACATTGACTGCCATCATATCATCACCAGTATATCCATATACTTGTCCAGCATTTTTATTAGCATCTTTCTGTTTATATCCATTTTGTTTAGTTGATCCTTGCAATTTACTTTGTAGAGAATTAAATTCTTTAGTAGCTTCTGTTAATTCCATTAAGTTTTTAACTACATCAATAATTTTTCCTCCAAATTCCATCATCTTTTGTCCAGCTTCCATAACTCCTAGAGAGTTTATCCCTCTTGCAGCTTCATTTGCAGCACTATTGGTATCTTGTAATGATCCATTAGTATCTTTTATTGTGCTTGTTAAATCAGTCATTGAATTAGCAGTATCTCCAGTTGCCTTTTGTACATCTTTCATAGCACTATTTACATCACTAGATGTTTTATTTAAGTCTTTCATTTCATTTTGAATTTCATTAAGAGGTTTGCTGATTTCATCTTTTAATTTTATTACCGCTTCTAATGTTTTATCATTTGCCATAATCTCACCTCCTTTTATTTAATATTTAGAGTAGGAAAAATATTTTTATTTTTAGATATCTTATAAAACTCTTCCGATTCTTTTCTTATAAATGCTTTTATTATAGTTTTTTCTCCAAATCCCATATTATAATAATGAGATGGCATTATATCTTTATATTTAAACAGATAGTACATTGTTGCTATTTCACTATCTGTTTCAATTAGTTTTTTATTTCTTCATCTACTTTTTCTATTTTCTTTAAGTCTGATAAATTATTTATTGCATTTACTAAGTCCTCTACTTCTCCTTTAAGAAGCAATTTATTTATAAGTTCTTTTGGAGTAGCACAATCAAAATGTTCTCTAAGTGCCTTATCCTTGAATATTGGACAACCTTCCATTATAGTTAATACTTTTGTTTTATATACATCTATATCTGATACGTTTCCATCTTCAATTTTTATAGCTTTCTGTTGT